CGCCGATCAAAAGCACAGTGTAGTCGGTATTTACCTCATACAGATTGCTTCCCGACACAACGTAAAGGTGGTTGTTGAAAGCATGCAGTCCGCGTATAGGCCCAATCCCGATAGACGTCAGTCGCCGCAATCCCGGCGCGCGCTGAAGAAACGCCGGTTCTTTGCCGCCTTCCGGCACCACTTCGGGGAACAGATTTACCATGCGGCTATCGGCAGCGTTGACCGACCGCGCAACGTAGCTGCTACCAAGAATGGGCGTCTTCATTAGTAGTTACCCGCAAAGATGTTGTAGCGCTGGCGGGTGCCGACGATGCTGTAAGGCAGAGCCATGATATCGTCAGGGTTATTGACGCGCTTCAGCGTACGCTTAGCCGCCATAGCAATTCGCTGCACTGTAGGTGGCGGCTCTACGCCGAACTCTGGCGCCATTTCACACGCTAAGTTGTAGCGAAACGCGCGCAGATAGCCGGGTGGAAACGCCAGCGTTGTGTCGAGCTGCGCGGGCTTTGTCAGCTCTTGAACAGAGATGAAATGGAACTCCAGCACCTTAGTAGGGCGCGGGTACACGTACATTTCAATATTCGGGTATGTCATGTTGATGAACATGACTTGCGGATACGTGCTGGTCACCGTTTTGACAGCAATACCGTCGTATTGCTGTTGGTTGATAAACTTAATGCCGTAAGAGATGCCCGACGCTGGGTCTTTGAAGTACGTGCTATCGTCGAGATAGACAGGGCGATTACCGACGAAATCGCCAGACGGCCCAAGCGTTTGCGAGATAGCGTAAGGCGTCCAGCTAAACACCTGATCTTGAGTTGAGAACACAGACAGACGTTCAGTGTTCCAACTGTCAATCATCTGGTTAAGCGCGTTCAGCGCGTCTTCAGACGTAGCTGCGGAGGGGGTTTCGCCTTCGGCTAGAACGCCAAGAAGCCGAAGCGCACCGTTAATCTGATCGCCCGCTGTCGTCATCGCTTGTTACTTCCTCATTCGGGGGCCGCCCGCGACGGCGCCTAGACACCAAGTCGTTCTTTTGGGCCGTTGCATTAGACGCCGACAATGTGCCGGGAGTATAACGCTCCCATCCATGTTCTTCATCAAAAATCGCCTCCTCTTCCATAGTCGCGATTTTTGTGCCGTGAACCGGGTGGTGTAAGTAAATGTGCATATACGCCCCTATGAGAATTGGACGGCCCGTAGGCCGCCCAACTTAATTAGGCAACAACGGCAAACTGCCACTTTGTACCGTCGGAAACAAAGAGCTTACCAGCGCCAGTGGCGTTGCTGGTCGTGCCGATTGAACCTTTCGGTGCGGTTGTGGTCGTGGAGTTTGCAGTGATTGCGGTGCTGAGGAAGTAAAGGCCAGCTACGCTGTTACCGGCAACCAGACCGCTAGACGCAGTCGAGGTAAAGCCGGCAGCGCCCGAAACCGAACCAGTTACGGTAACGCTTTCAAGCTCCGGATCAGCAAAAGCAACGCCTACAGCTTTAGTGTTAGGCATCGAATGCTCCTATTAGCTGATTGCCATGAACTGCCACTTGGTGCCGTCCGAATAGAACAGCTTGCCAATGCCGGTCGCGTTCGACGTAATGCCGAGCGAGCCTGCCGGAGCGGTTGTGGTCGTGGAGTTTGCAGTAATCGCCGTGTTCAACACGTAGATGCCTGCGCCGCCAGTGAACAGCATGCCGCTGCCGCCAACGAGCTTAACTTCGTTCTGGTTGCCATCAGAGAACTGATAGCCGCTACCAACGCCGGGAAGTGCCATAGTCGTGAACTCCTAGAAAGAGGAAGAGAAGCCCCCGGCGAACCGGGGGCTAGATAGCTTAGCCCCAGAGGCGGCAAGCCATTGTCGGACGAATGACGCTATAGCCGTACAGAACGTCAATACGGCAAGGCAGACGGTCGTTGTTGATGTCGTACTGACGAACAACGCGCATCGAAATGCCGTTATGAACCTGACGCGAAGCCATATCGACGCCCTGCGGAAGCAGAAGGTCGGCGGTGGCGAAGGAGATCGCGTCCTTGTGATACACAAGGTTCTGCGGGTAGTAGGTGCTAGCCGCGCCAAGAAGCGTGACCGCTGCGTCAGCCTGCGGGAAGCTGTCAACAGTGGCAAGCGCCTGCGACGAGGTGTAGATCGCCGGCTGGAAAGTCACGTTGGCGAACTCAGTGCCGGACGAAGTGACCGTGTTGGTCACAACGAACTGCTGGAGCGAGCCAGTGCTTTCGCGGGTCTGCGGGTTAACCGCATACACGCCAGCAATCGTGAACACGTCGCCGGGGACAACCGTCTTAGCGTTGGTTGCGCTCTTGAACGTGATCGTGTTGGTGCCTTGCGTCGAAAGCGTGGTCTTGACAGCAAGCGCGTCGGTACGAACCGCAGAACCGGTCTGGAACTGACGGATCGACTGAGACATAGACACTTCGTCAAGGCCAAGCACGCCTTCGCCCATGAGGCCGTTCTTGAACTGGCGCGAAATCGTGCCGGTCGGGTTGAACAGACCCTTCATGCCTTCAACGAGGCCAGCGTTAGCTGCCGGGTTGACGGTGGCATAGCGGGGAGCCATCGGGGTGGCAAACTCGTTGAGCTTCTGTTGGGCCTGAAGCAGAACCAAAGAAGTCGCAGGTGTCGTGCCGGGGGTGCCGACCGAGTTGTAGACAGACGAAAACGAGTTGGCGACGTCAGCGTCGATGCTCGAAGCAAGCTGCGAGATACGAGGCTTCAGAACGCGCTCTGCGAAGTCGTCCAACTGCATGGTCAGTTCGGCAGACGTAAAGTTCACGCCGATGTGCTTCTGCGAAGACACAGTCAAGGTCGTGTACTGTTCGTTGTCGTCCTGAACCTGAAGGGCGGCGCCGTCGGTGACAAGCGCACGATCAGGCAGACGGATGCGCAGGGTCGAGCCAATCTTGGCGCCTTCCACGGCGAAGCTGTCGTCATACTGACGGTTGACGTTGCGGGTGATTACGAGGTTGTTCTCCAGAATTTCCAGAGCCTTCCGCGTAATCATGTCGATGGTGAGAAGTGAATTACCCATAGTGTTTCACCCAAAGGGTTAGCGGTTGCGTTGCGCTTCCCACTTCTTGATCTGCCGCAAACGTTCAGCTTCGATCCACTCCGATGTAGTCATAGTTTTGACCGAACGGGGGTCTGTGGTGTCGTAAGCTGGTGTGCCCGATGACCGGGCGGCTGCGATAGGTGCAATAGGTGCTGGCGCGGTTGAAGTTTTCTTGACCGGAGGATTAGAAGCCAGTTTGGCTTCAATTTTTCCGATCTCTCGCGCTTGCAGAATAGGCGGCATAGAAGCAATGCGACCGGCTTCTTTAGGGTTGGAACCGAGGTAGTAGATGACGTCGGGACCAATTTCAGAAGCTTGGATCGTTTGAGCCATCACTTCAGTCACAGGAAGGTTTGGGTTATACGCGACTTGTTCAAAGTCATCGTAACGCCCGCGCGCGTCCTCTTCCTTTTCGTGATAAGCTTCAAGAAGCTGGGCTTGCTGTTTTGCCTGCTCTCGCTGATTTAACAACTCTTGAGCTTTACGTTCTGCCAACGCTTCTGCGTAAGCCGTAGCACTCTCAAAATCGTTAACATCAGGCAAGGGCGCTGAAGCTACCTTTTTGGTCGCTTCTAGTTCGGCAAGACGTTGGGCCTGCTCACGCTCCCACTTACGCTGTTCTCTGGCAAGACGCTTTCCGACAATCGCGTCAAGTTCTTCTTGTGTGAAGGTCTTGGCCGCTTCTGTCGTCTGTTCTTCCGGCTGAGCAACTTCGGGCGCAGGCGTAGCCGTTACGGCCTGTTCCGGCGCGGTTTCCACCGCTGGTACTTCAAGAGCTTCATCGCTCATATACAAACACTCCTAAGAGCACCTAGCTACCGGCTAGTCGGTTTAGGCTGAAAGGCTTGCCACTTTTTCTTGGAAAGCCTTAACGCGAGCTTCTAAGGCAAGCGTATCTTTGTCAAGTTGCGCCGAACGGTCGGCCAACTTTTTGGCAAGTTCGTCAAGCGCCGCTTCACGCTTATCGCAAGCAACAATGCGCTTAGAAATAGACGCTTCGGTCTTAGTCACGCGGTCGTCAAAAGTTGTTTGGGCCTTTTCAAGCGCGGCTTTGTCGGCGGCAACCTGATCGGCCAACGCTTTAGCGGCATCGCGCTGCGCATTGGCGTCATCGAACAGCGCCTTGCTAGCTCGACGGGCGCCTTCTAGCTCGTCCGCAGCGGCTTTGCGGTCGCGCAAAGCATCTTCAACCGCAGTCAAAGCGCCTTGGCGAAGCGCCAGCTCGTCGCGCAACTTAGACATATTGGCCAAATCAATCGGCAACTGCCGCGTGAAATAGTCAATGTAGTCTGTCGGGGGCGCGTCGTTTGTGATCGTAATCATCGAACGGTCCTTATGCGTAATAGCTGATGTTAAGCTTCGCGCCGCCAACCTGTTCAATAAACTTGATCTTGGTCAGGTCGCCGTCATACTGAAGCGTCACGCCAACGGCCAACGGCATGCCAACACTAGCTGTTGGATCAACGCCATCGTCACGCCAACGAACTGCTTGGGCTTCTGGCGTAATCAAAGCAAACGTCGCTTGCTGCCGATTGCCAAGCTTGTCATTTACGGGGACAGTCAAAGAAGCCGCGCTGGAAAGCGAGGTAACCTGTTGATACCCCAAGCAAGAGGTTACGGCTTTAAGATTAACGGCCATTTATATTCTCCTGCGTTCGGTAAACGAACGAATTTCGACGTAGGGTTGCAGCGTACCTTCGACCGGTGGCGTAGGATAGCTGAAAACAACTGACTGCCCGTTTAGGGAATATACACCATTTCCTGCGGACAATACAAATGTTCTTGACAAGCTAGAAGGATAGCCAATTACGCTGTAAACACCATTGTTAGCGTCTAGGAAATAGTTTCCAGGGCTTACATAGATAATGCTAGCTGCTTGGCCGGTAACCGTGTAGGTGCCGTAGCTAACGGTCAGAACTTTGGACCGCAATAACGTGGCCGAATAGCCAGTTAGCGCGTAAGACCCATATGCCGGGGAAAGCGCGCGGTTGCGGTAAAGGTTAGCTGATTGCCCCGTAACCGTATAAGACCCAAAAGCGGGGTTCAGGGTGCGGTTACGGTAAATAAGCGCAGATTGGCCGGTAACCGCGTAAGAGCCATAAACGGCACTCAGAGATTTACTGCGGAGAATGTCCGCAGTTTGCCCTGACAACGAGTAAGACCCGTTGTTAGCCGCTATCACTTTGCTTCGGTAAATGGCCGCAGCTTGACCGGTAAGCGCGTAAGAGCCGTTTAGAACGTTTAGCCCACGCCCGTAGTAAACCCCTGCCGATTGGCCTGTTAAAGCATATGACCCGTAAGTCGGGGTCAAAACGCGGTTGCGGTAGAGAAACGCGTACTGACCAGTAAGCGCATAAGTCCCATTAAGTGCTGTCAGCGCATAGGCGTTTGGGATCGCGCCCGAAATTGGTGCGGACGAGATAGGGCCGGAAGATATGCCGTAATTAACAGGCATTACACGCTAACCCATGTTTGCGTCGCTTCGTCCCAAACATACATCCCCCCGTCATCCGGGTATGGAACCGGGGGATCCCAATCCAGCGTAGTTTCGTTCAGCGTCCAGCTAGGAAACGGCTGCGGCGAAATGAAAGCGTCGTGGGACACGCTATAAGTATAGCCTATCCCAGCGTAACGAACACGGAAAGAGCTATTGTAAGATGTCTGTTTCCAGACGGTATCTTGACCAAGCAAAGACTGACAAAAAGCCACGCCAACAGGCTCGCTTTCAGGAAACGGCAAGTTGCCCAGCGTTTCGTTGCTAACAACGATTACCTGAACAACCACGTTATTGTCGTCTAGCTGCGCAAAGTGAGCCATTTGCCTGCCTTAGAACGTAATGGTGCCCGACCCGGTCCACTTATAGATGCGATAGCCGCCCGTAACCGTAATCGTGGGGGAACCTGTAGTGCTGGTCGCTGCGGCGTAAGTGTCTGGGTAGCGGATAATGACAATACCTGAGCCGCCATTCCCGCCAATCGCCGTGCCAGAAGGTGCACCGCTCACGCCGCCGCCACCGCCGCCGCCGGTGTTAGCCGTGCCGGGATTACCGTCTGGGTTGCCCGCTGCACCGCCGCCGCCCGTGCCGCCTGCGCCTTGGTTTTGACGCGACCCGCCACCGCCGCCGCCTGCGTAGGTGGTTGCAGAACCAGAATACGAAGAAGACGTACCGTTGCCGCCTGCACCGCCCGTGGTGCTAGAGCCGTTGGCGCCGACTGCCGATGCGCCGCCGCCGCCGCCGCCACCATAGTTTGCGCTGGAAAAGCCTTGACCGCCGTTGTTACCTTGGCCCGCCGTACCTGTACCAAATGAAGTGCTGGTATAAGCCGCGCCGCCACCTGAACCGCCGTTGCTACCTGTATTAGCCGTATAACCGCCGCCGGCACCGCCGCCAGTTGAAGTTATGGTGCTGAACACGCTGTCAGAGCCGTTTGTACCTTTGGCGCTTGTGCCCGTACCGCCCGCACCTACGGTGACAGTGATAGCTGAGCCAGACGTAACGGCAAAAGCCGTAGCGGTACGAAAGCCGCCCGCGCCGCCGCCGCCCATGCCCGCGCCGTTCGTGCCGCCACCGCCTGCACCGCCGCCCGCAACAACAAGGTAATCAACAGTTGGGGGAGGACCGCCACCCATACGACGCGCGAAGCCAAACGCTTGGGCTGATATTGTGCCGCGTGTATTAATCACTGGCATAAGTCAGCCTCACTTAAACTGCGTTTGCGAAGCAAAAACCGTAAACGCTGCGGAGCCTGTTTTGACAATGGTGTAGGTATAGGCGTCGATGCCCGACACGTTACCTGACGTCCATGCCGTGCCGCCTTGGTACTTGGGGGTCACGGAATTGCCGTCGATAGTGACGGCGTTGTTATAGTAGGCTGTTGCGCCTTGCGTCACCAAAAACACCACGGTAATGACCTGCCCGGTGGTCATTAGCGTGTTGAGCGATGTACCGCTTGATCCACGGAAGTTGACCGTCCAGTTAGCCGAAGCGTTGGTGGTGTAATACAGGATGCTTTGCGTTGTCACGTCATAGTTGATCGTGCCGGTAGCTGCGGTAGCCGAAATGGTCGCCGGTTCTGCAATGTCGCTTACAACAGCCGCCAATGTGCTGGTAGAGCCGCTGAATGTCTGCGTTGCGGTAAATGTCGTCGCGGTCGCAGGAGCCACATAGTCTGTACCGGCAGTTGCAGCCGTAAAGGCTGACGTGCCGTTGCCTTTGACGACGCCCGTTAGGGTTGCCGCTCCGGTTCCACCGTAAGGCACACCAATGACCGCGCCAGAGAAGATGGCC